CCTCCGATAAATCATCTAACTTCCCGGTCCTAATAATTTTCTGTTCAATATATAATCCAGCAGCTTTACCTCTAGCAACTTCAGCATTAACTGCGGCACTCCAGGCTTTATTCTTTAAAGCTTCGTTTTTAATTTTACCTAATTCTGTTATATGACTTTCAAAAGTAACATCATATTTCTTTTGGTTTTCAGCTCTAAGCTCTCCAATGTATTGAACAACTAATGGATATAATTTTGGATTCTGTAATTCTGAAGCAGTGACAGCTGCTCTATCTTGTGAATACCCTGCAGCAACGGCAGCTTCCGTACCATTCATTCTTCCCTCATTTGTAACCAACTCATGAGCGAATTTCATTTGCATTTCAGTTAATTTTTTTGGTAAACCCATATTATTGATTTGTTATTATTTCAAAACTACAGTCATATTTATCACATAAAACAGATGATATTTTTTTAAAATGTTTTATTATTGATTTTCTATTTTTAAAATAAAACCATTCAGAAGAACCTGAAGACTTTATCTTTTTTGTTGAGTAAAACTTAAAAAATTCCTGTAATGTTTTCTCCAAATTAAACCCATTATTGGCGCTATATTCAACAAAACATATATAATTTAATCCATAAGGATTGTCAGTCGGATTCATTCTATCTTCAACGGTTTGTTGAGTAGTCATTCCAATTTTATAATGATTTGTACTATATGGTCTTTGTTCTTCAGCTAAATAAACTTTTATTTTTTTAATACTATTTATAGAGTTTAATATATTAAATATTGGTTTAAAACTTCTACATATTTTAATTATCTCATTCGGTTTACACTCAAGTCTTTTTTCTAATTCCTCTATGGCTTTTCCCATCAATCTATTTAATTTAAATAGATTGTCTCTTAACATTAATTTATTTTGTTCTGATTTTTCTGTTCTTAATTTTTCAATGTATTCACACACCAATGGGTACATCTTTGCGTTTTGTAATTTGCTAGCAGCATTTTTTGCAGTGTGTTCTGAATAACCAGCAATTTTAGCACAATCAGTGGAGCTAATTCTACCTTCGTTATTTATAAGTTCATTAGCAAATTTAATTTGCATTTCTGTCAATTTCTTTGGAAGACCCATACACTTTACATTTAACGTAATTTGCAGTAAAAATCAAATATATATTACTCCATAATATAATTACCTGGGGTTGGCTTACGACGTAGGTTAAACTTCATTCCCTATTGATACTGGGCCCCAGGCAATAAAAGGAATAGAAATGCAAGGAAGATATTTAAGACAAGTAATAAATAAATTCATGGTTAATTCTGAAGTTGCTAACAATGCAAGAGTTCAAGTCTATATGCCAAATGGAGAAACATTCGACGTTTGTGGTATTCAATTAATGCAAAATAAGATTATTGGAGAACGAGAATCTCATAGATTAATTATTACAGTTGAGCCTACTCAATGGCATATGGGTAAGATGAAAAAGCGTATCGGGTAATGCATAGCTTACGTTAAATTCTTAATGAAACCAGAGTCAAAATTTTGGCAAGAAGTTAAGAAAAATATTACAGGAATTTCTTTTACAAGGCTTGAATCTTGGGCCTCAGCTGGTGTGCCAGATCTATTATGCTACAACAAGAATGGTAAATTTTTTACTATTGAGCTTAAAGTAACTAAGGGTAATTCTATTCGCTTCTCTCCTCATCAAATTAGCTTCCATATCAAGCACCCGAAGAATTCTTTTATCTTAAAAAAGGCCCTCGGTCCTTTGTCCATAAAACTTTATGAAGGATCTAAGATCATGGATCTACATAACCGTGTTCCTTGCACAGCTATTGCTGAAGGATGGACCAAGGTTCAAGAACATCTTGTCAATGTGACATAATGTCGCAGGCAGCCAACTAAAAACCTGTGGGCGGGTCCCACCCCCAATAAATACCTGCGGGCGGGTTCCCACCCCTGCTTGTTCTTGTCGGCTTGTGAGCGAGATGCTTGTTCCCTGGTGCTTGTCGCCTGGACAAAGGAGCACGTGCCTAGATTACTAGGCACGGCTTAGGAGGTATGACTACCCTTGAGCCCTACTTAGTAGGGCTCCAAGCTAGTTAATAGTTAGGGTCAAGATATGGAATATCCATTTCAATTAATTCCTTAACGCTCTCTAGATGGAATTGTTGGGTCTTCCATATTTCTTGGTTAGGCTCCATTTTAATAGTATCTTCAAGCCTGTTTAATAATTCATCTATTACTTTAATAGCGGAATTATATCTCTTAACGTCTTCCTTGTGGTTCATTAGTTAGCCCCCTGTTTTTTAATATAAATGCCATAATCCTTATCAATAGAATAAGCATCAATTCTCTTATAGTTTTTGTTCAAGTACCTTGAGCAAGCGCTTAAAGATTTAAAGTTTTCAATCTCTATGTCTTTGCCCTTAACATTCTTAAACAATATGACTTCGTTATCATATTGGGCTAATGCTATTTTATGCTTTGTCATTGTCCGTGCTCCTTTATTAGTTATGATAGTTTTTACTACCCTTGAGCCCTAAATAACGGAACAGGGCTCCAAGCTAGTTGGTTATTGAACCTCTCTTATTTCTTGTATTTCAGTCTCAGTTACTTCTAAACAATCTACTTCCTTGATATAAGAACAATCATCAAGAAATAGATTTTTATTGTTTAAGAAGTTTTGCTCAGCTTCTTCCTTGCTCTCAGCTTCTAGTGTGTAGACAAACTTTTTAATTACTGGCACTGTCTCAAGTGTTACTATTTCAAACGTCTTTGTCATGTTCCTTGCTCCTTTGTTAGTTATGATAGTGTTAGCTATCCTTGAGCCCTGCAACAGGGCTCCAAGTTAGCTAAGCTACTGCTTCTAGTTTAGTTCCAAAACATTCAAAATATTTAGCTTCAAATGCTTCTTTAGTAAGTCTTTCTTTTTTATTATTGCCATCAATCCAATTTAAATGTTTGCCCGTTGTTGTGCTCCATAAGTTTTGGATAACATATTTTTGATTATTATAAGTGAAAGCTACTAAAGTTTTATAGCTAAAGTAGAAATCATTTCTATTTGTGTCTGTGAACACAAGCGTATGGCTTCCGTAATTATCGGAACTATATTTGCCGTAGTTGCTGTATGATACTTTCATTGTTCGTGCTCCTTGTTTAGTTGTTAGTGAGTACTACCGAAATTCAGTCAAAGACCTTGTCACATATTGCTATGTGTATTTCTCGACGTAGTACTCAGTGTTGGCTTACATAACAAGGTTAACCAACATCTCCTACATTATCTTATATCAATGATAATTAAACAATTAAATTTTTTGATTTGCCGTTGTCCGAGGTCAACTGTTTCAAATAAGTAAATGCGACATATTGTCGCAGGCTTACCCACTACATATAGCGTGACATATATATCACACTACTAAATACCTGTGGGCGGGGCCCACCCCTAAAGGGCCAAGGACCTTGGTACATATAGCGTTGTATAATTATCACAGGCCCCATTAGTAGCGTTGCAAAGATGCAACGGTAATATATACATGTGGGCGGGGCCCACCCCCGATGACCTAGAGGTCCCAATTGGTTTCCAAATTACTTTTATTCTAAGGAGGGGGGAGAGGGTAAATCAAATAAAGGGGTCCCAGACATACCCTTTAGTCTAGGATTTACACAGTCATAGTTAATAAATTCATTATGGGTTTGAAAATTACTTTTTTCTTGAGATGGGGGGAGGGGTAAAAAATGTTTAAGGTACCATCAAAGGGGACCCTATGGGTTATAAAATTATCTATGGATTTGTATCCCCGGGGGTGTTAAAAACAATTTAGGTACCATAATTATATTATGCTTAATAAAGAACAGTTAAAAAAATTTAGAAATATAAATAAGTTAGCAGATCCAAAAATTAGAAGAAAAGCTAAATTAGATTTATTGATGTCTTTTAAAAAGAATACGGATAAGAGTATTCGTTCTGATTTCTTAACATTTGTAAAATATATTTGGCCAGATTTTATTGAAGGTAATCATCATAAAACAATATCAGATAAATTTAATAGATTGCTATCTGGTGATTTAAAAAGATTAATTATCAATATGCCACCAAGGCATACTAAATCAGAATTTGCGTCATACTTTTTACCTGCATGGATGATCGGGAATAATCCTAAATTAAAAATTATTCAAGCAACCCATACTGCAGAACTTGCAATTAGATTCGGTCGTAAGGCTAAGAACTTAATTGATTCAGCCGAGTATAGAGAAATATTTGATACAAGATTACAAGAAGATTCAAAAGCAGCAGGTCGTTGGGAAACTAATAAAGGTGGTGAATACTTTGCTGTCGGTGTCCAAGGTGCGGTGACCGGTAGGGGTGCTGATTTATTAATCATCGATGATCCGCATTCTGAGCAAGATGCTAATTCATCAACGGCATTTGATAAAGCATATGAATGGTATACATCAGGACCACGTCAACGATTGCAACCTGGTGGATGTATTGTTTTAGTTATGACGAGATGGTCAACAAAAGATTTAACTGCACAATTGATCAAGGCCCAAGGATCAGAAGAGAAAGCTGATAAATGGGAAGTGGTAGAGTTTCCTGCAATACTACCAAGTGGAAAACCTGTATGGCCAGAGTATTGGAAGTTAGAAGATTTACTAGCAGTTAAAGCTTCAGCTGGTATTTCAAAATGGAATGCTCAGTATATGCAAAACCCAACATCAGAAGAAGGGGCCATTATCAAAAGAGAATGGTGGCAAGATTGGGAAGAAGATTATGTACCACCCATTGAGCATGTTATTCAATCTTACGATACTGCATTCTTAAAAAAAGAAACTGCGGATTATTCGGCTATTACTACTTGGGGCGTATTCTATCCAAGTCAAGATTCTGGTCCAAATTTAATATTATTAGATGCTATTAAAAAGCGTGTGGAGTTTCCTGAACTAAGGCGCTTGGCTCACGAACAATATATGTATTGGAAACCTGAAACTGTTTTAGTTGAGGCTAAAGCATCAGGACTTCCATTAACTTATGAACTTAGACAAATGGGAATACCAGTTGTCAATTACACACCATCAAAAGGTAATGATAAACATGCTCGTGTTAATTCAGTTGCTCCATTATTTGAATCAGGAAAGATATGGGCTCCAAAGAGTAAACAATTTGCACAAGAAGTTATTGAAGAATGCGCTGCATTTCCACATGGAGATAATGACGATTTAGTAGATTCTATGACCCAAGCTTTAATGAGATTTAGACAAGGTGGGTTGATTTCTCATCCAGAAGACTATAAAGATGAAGTTACTCCAAGAGTAAATAGAACATATTATTAATATGATTGAGAAAACAATTAAGTACGATATAAATATTGAAAAACCTAGTAAGACAAAACCAGTTAAACAAGGTGGGGTTTTTAATTATTTAGGTAAACAAAAAACAGTTAGTGCCCCAGTTAAATGGAGATCATCTAAAGATCATCCAATAGCACATCTTTCATATATTACAAAAGACGAACAAAAAATTTTAATAGATTTAAATTTATATGGTTCATTAAAAGGTAAACCTAACAGAGGTCCATTTGGACTTCCATCATTACAAGGATCCGGTGGAGGATCAGGAGGAGATGGAGGATCTTCCGGTGGAGATTCAGGAGGAGATAGTGGACAAGGAGATAGTGGCCCAGGAGGATCAGACGATGGATCTGGACATGGGGGGCCAGGACCAGGAGCAGATTCAGATTCAGGATCAATGGGTGGAATAGGAATGGGTGATGTTGGTGGATTAGGTGTTAGTGATTCTAGTGGTATGAGTGTTGGTGATGTTGCAGGAACTTCTGATAATTCAGGTATGGGAGGCGTTGCAGGAAGTGCAGTTGGAGCGGCAGCAACAGCGGCAGCTGCTGAAGCAAATACAGGAGTTATGAGTACTTTAGCTAATATAGCAAACAGGGCAGTTCAGAATGCAGTTAATAACCCAGTATCAACAGCTATTGGAGTTGTTGCAGGTCCAGTTGCAGGGATGGTTGCAAACGCAGTTGCAAACGCAGTAGCTGCAGCTAATAGAGGAGTAACAGGTCCAAGTGATGATACGCAGGAAACATCATCCGTTCAATCAGGTCCATCACAAAGTCCATCTGGTGGAGGAGGAATTGGAACTATACAAGCATATGCACCAACATATAACCCTGATACAGGTAATCCAACTATGGATGCATATATGAGAAGATTAAGAGTTAATCTGGGATTACCAGTTTAATGAAAAGATTAACAAGAACTATACCACCTAAATCGGGACCAAACCCTCAGGGCTTGAATGTTTCATATAATAAGGTTAAGATAGTTAACTCGGAGAAATTAAATGGCAACAATAGACAAGTCACTACCAAACGAAGTTAGAAATACAATTGAGATAGAAGATCCAGCAGCTGCAGTAGAAGAGATTGTAGATGTTCAAGAATCTATTCCAAGTGTTGATAACACCGAAATAACTCCAACGGCTGATGGTGGAGTTGAAATTAATTTTGACCCAGGTGCATTTAGCGCTGGTGAAAGTGTAAATCACTTTGACAACTTAGCAGAATTATTACCAGAAAATATTTTAGGACAATTAGGTTCAGAACTTTATCAAAACTATTTAGATTATAAAAATTCAAGACAAGACTGGGAACAAACTTATACACAAGGTTTAGATTTACTTGGATTTAAATATGATCAAAGAACAGAACCTTTCCAAGGTGCATCAGGTGCAACACATCCTGTACTTGCAGAAGCAGTTACACAATTTCAAGCATTAGCTTACAAAGAATTATTACCAGCAGATGGACCTGTGCGAACTCAAATAATTGGAAATTCATCTA